CGGTGACCTTCGTCAGGATCGGCACGAGCTTCGAGCCGACGGTCTCCTGGAGCTCACCGAACTGGTTCTTCAGGATCGCCGTCTTGCCGGCGGCGGTCGTGCCCTCCTTCTCGGCGAACCCACCGACCTGGGTGCGGAGCCCGCCCATCAGCTGGTCGAAGTTCCCGGCCGCGGAGCCCGTGTCCTTGATATCGAGGCCGATCGCCTTCATCGCCTTGCCGTTGCCGAGCAGGGCTTTCCCGAGAGCCTCGGCCGCGGAGGGGAGATCCTGACCGGTCTTCGCCGCGTAGTCGAGCAGCAGCGGCGTCATCTGCTCCAGCTGGGCGCCGGTGAGCCCGAACTGAGCAAGGACCGCCTGCCCGGTGGCGACCGTGTCGTCCTCGAACCGGGTCTTCTTGCCGAGCTCCACGTTGTACCCGCGGAGCTTGTCGATGTTGACGTCCGCGAGCGCGGGGAACCGGGCGTAGGCGTCGGTCAGCTTCGACTGCGCGGTCTGCGCCTCGGTGTACGCGTCGATCGAGTCGCCGGCAAACTTCACCACCGCCATGCCCGTCCCGGCGAGAGCAGCGACGCCGGCGACCTTCCAGCCGTTCACCTTTCCCGACTGGTCGTCGAACGCAGACCCGATCCCCTTGATGGTCTTCGTTGCCTTGTCGTTCGCGATGATGTCGAAGATCAGGTTTGCGCTCACCGAGGCTCACCTCCTCGAGGGGGTCGCTTTGTGCTGCTCGGCAAGCCAGTCGTCGGTGGCGGTCGCGAAGTAGATCCAGTCGATGTAGGGGAGGTCCCAGATCGCGGCCGGGGTCATGCCCGGCCAGAGCTGGCAGATGGTCAGCTGGCGGGAGCGGATGGAGTCTTCGACGCGCTCCTCGAGCTCTTGCGGGGTGAGGGTGTGGGCGGGGGTGTGGTGTCGTCCTCGACGCCCGGAACGGAACCCGTCCGGGCTGACGTAGGGTCCGCCTCGTCCGCCGGCTCCGGCACCGGGTCGCCCGGGTCGGGGATCGCCTCGAGGTCGTCCTGGCAGAAGATGCCCGCCTCGTCCCAGGTGATCGGGAAGCCGGCGTTGCGGAGCGTCAAGAACGCCGCCATCCGATTGGAGAGGACCACGTCGGCGTCGTCGGCCTGGAAGCCGGCGGGTGAGTCGGGTGGGACGGTGCCCACCATCTGGCGGGAGACCTTGTTGATCGGCAGGCCCGTGGCGAGCTGAACGAGCTCGAGGTCACGCATCGGCGCCTTGCTCAGCGGGATGAACCGCAGCTCGAGCCCGATGTACTTCGACCCCTCCGGGCCGTTGAACCGCATGCGCATCGCAGACTCCTGATCAGTCGAGGGTGGGATTGGTGCTGTGTGCGTCGATCACGTCGAGCGCCTCGCGGATCGCGTCCTCGAGGTCGTTCTTCAGCTGCTTCATCTCCGAGAACGCACCCCGGTTGAAGTACTGGTTCCCCGGCTGCTCGACCCACTTCGCGTCGCGACTGGCGAAGACGGGATGCCGCCAGCTCTTCTTGTTCAACGGCTTGCGCAGCGCACCCTTGGCGGAGACGAGACGCACGCTCGTGCGGGACTTCCCCGCGGTCACCCGCAAGGACAGACCCGACTCGACCTCCTTGCGGGCACCCGTCGACCGGGACCGGTTCGCGTCCCGGACCTTCAGGCCCTTGACCCGGATGCGGGCACGGCCCAACCGGTCGACGCCGAGAGCGTGGGTCTTCCCGGTGACGACCCCGCCGCCCTCCTCCTCGAGGATCTGCTTCATCGCCGCGACCGCCCGGTCGCCCGAGGCGCGCAACTTCTTGCGGATCCCCCGGGCGAGCGCCGGATCGATCTCCTTCAGATCGGTCAGGACCTGGCGGAGGTTCGAGCGGATGTCGAACCCGGGCAGTGCCTCCTCGCCGTGCGAGGCCCGGGACGGCACGTCAGGGCGTGGTGTCGGTCGAGACGTACACCGCGTAGATCGGCGCCACGCCCGCGGCCTGCGAGTCGAGACCGGCGAAGTCGATCGACTGGGCGATCACGTCACCACCGTTCGCCTTCGGCAGCTCCCCTTCGAGCTTGATGCACGGCACGTACACCTGGAGGACCGGGTGGGCGGCCGTGCCGATCGTCGACGGGTGGGTGAACGTGAGCAGGAGGGCGAGGGCGGTCTGGTTCATGTACGCGTCCCGCAGCACCGTCGAGTCGTAATCCGCGCCCATCTTGCCCGTCACGGGCGACAGGCCCACCACGGGCTTGCGGGCCCGCTTCCCCGCCCCACCGAGGGTCCACCCACCCGAGTCCAGGCCGTTGTCCCACTTCATCGACACCTCGGTGATGTCGGCCACCGCGGTGCCACCCGATGCGAGCGCCGTGGTCGTCGGCGCGATGACCGTGCCTCCGATGACGACCGCCCCATGGACGAACGTGAACAGGTCCAGGGCGGCCGGGTACGCCGGGGCGGCGTAGGCGATGGCGGTCTGTGCCTCGCGGGCCGTCCAGTCGGTCGCGACCTCGACGACCTCGCCGTTCTTCGCGTTGATCTCGAGGGACGCGCAGACCGCACCGAGGAACGTGATCGGGGTCGTCGCCCCACCACCGAGCGGGGGGATGCCCTTCTGGATCGTGTAGGAGTTCAGGAAGTCCGACAGCGCCGGGGTGTGCACCTGCTGGAAGACACCTGCCTGGCCGGGCACCGCGGTGTTCGTGACCGACCCGAAGGCGGCGTTCAGCAGGGCCCCGAGGCCCTTGATCGGCGCCTCGACCGTTATACCGCCGCCCGCCTCCTCCTGCTGGAGGTACCGGCGCCCGGAGCGTGCGACCCGGTAGCCGGGACGCAGACCCTTGCCCTGCCCGAACTTCGCCTTCCGCTCGAGCGATTCGCCGGTGAACTCCAAGAACTGGTCCACGGTCACCGCGGTGCCGTAGACCGTCTCCTGCTTCAGGCCGATGCTGCAGTCCAGCTGCGTGGTCATGACGGGTCCCCTTCACTGGGCTCGATCGGTGCGGTGACCGGTGCGGTGACCGGTGCGGTGGGTGTCTTCCCGCGACGCCGGCGGGCAGCGGATGGCGCGGTGACCGGTGCGGTGACCGGTGCGGTGGGTGTCTTCCCGCGACGCCGGCGGGCAGCGGATGGCGCGGGGTCGGCCGGCTGCCAGTTGTCGACCTGCTTGAGGAGACGCGCCGCGTGCGCGGGGTCGACGTCGACGACCTCGCCGGCCTCGACCACCCGGCCCAGCAGTGGCACGTCGAGCGCCCCACGCGGGGAGGTGTTGCGGATCTTCACCATGTGTCGGTCCTCCTGCTCATGACCCGGTGACCCGGGCCTTCGCTGTGAATGTCGCCTCGATGTCGATCGTCCGACCGGATGCGAGGAGGTCCGGATCGGTCTCCCCGGTCGAGGTGTGCGACGTCAGGAAGCACCACAGGACCAGGCCGCCCAGCGAGGTGTCCGTCACGCGCACGTGGTGCTCGAGCAGGCCCAGCAGCTCGTAGGCGCCGTCAGAGGCGACCTGCTCCCGATCGGGTCCGCCGGCGCGGTAGCAGCTGATCTGCACCGTCTGCGTCAGCGTCTCCGAGCGTGACCGGTTCGTCCCCAGGGTCGCCGGCTCCTGGTCCACGCTGATGGTGGTGAACGCCACCAGGTCGTCGAAGTTCCCCATCGCCTGCCCCGGGTGCCCGAAGGACACCAGAACCTCCGGGTCACGGGCGGCGACCAGGGTCTGCGCGGCCGCCACGAGCGCCGCCTTGAACGCCCGCGCGAGGGTCACCGAGGACGACATCAGGCGAACCCAGGAGCTGACGGCGTAGCCGAGCAGAACTCCTCGACGCGGTGCGGGACGGCGAACCCGAAGCGGGTCGGCACCGTGTCGGTGGCCGCGTCGATCTGACCAGGCCGACCCGACTGCCGGCCCGAGGTCCACAGGTGCTTGACCAGCTCGCGCGTCGCGAGGACCAGGTTCGCCGCGACGACTGTCCCGCCGGCGGTGTAGCTGATCTCCACGGCCAACGGCACGGCCGCAAGGAACCACCCGTACACGATCCCCGCGGCCTCGTCGACGAAGTAGACCGACGGGTCCTGCACCACACCCGAAACCTTCACCTGGGTCACCGTCACCGGCAACGCCGGCAGGGCATACGAGCCGCGGCCGCCATCCGCCCGGTACGTCTTCGACGTCAGCAGGACCGGCCCCGCGAGCAGCTCGATCATGTACGTCGCGGCCGCCACATAGAGCGGCAGGTCCGCCTTGTCCGCCACCGGCATCGTCCCGATCGCCGCGGCCGCGTCGTCGAGCGAGATCAGGTACCGCGGATCCGCCGGCCACACGTCGAAGATGTCGACCTGCCGGTCCGCGGACCGCGACCACGTCAGAAGGTGCCGGCCCGGCTGGGTCGTCGTGAACGACGCCGTGTACGGGGACGCCGCGGCGGCCACCGTCGGGGCAGGCGTCAGTGTCGTCCCGTCCGGGAGGCGCACCGCGAGCGTTGCCGCGTCACTGCCAACCGGGGACCACGACACCGACGCCAGCGCGCCGACGATGACCGTCACGATCAGGACTCCGCGGGCTTCTCGACCTCAGCCGCTGCCGCCTCAGCCGCTGCCGCCTCAGCCGCTGCCGCCTCAGCCGCCTCAGCCGCCTCAGCCGCTGCCGCCTCAGCCGCTGCCGCCTCAGCCGCCTCAGCCGCCTCAGCCGCCTCAGCCGCTGCCGCTGCCGCCTTCGCGGAGCCGCGGCGACGGTCGGGGGTCTCCCCGTCGACCGGCCCAGGCTGCAGGTCCTTGGGGATGCGGACGGCCTTCGCCCGCTTGATCTCGGCGTCGACCTGCTCGACCCGGTCCTTGAGCCCGCGGACGACGTAGCCGTTCCGTTCGGTCTCGAGAGCCGCGACGAGCTTGTCGCGGTGGTCCTTCATCGCGGCACCGCGAGCGATCGCCGCGGCTTGTGCCGGTGTCTCTGCCATGATTCCTCCTCGTGTGTGCCTGCCAAGCACCCCCAGCACCCCGCCGCGAACGGTGGAGTGCTGAGAGAACCCGTCAGGGTCAGAAGGTCGGGGTCACCAGACCAGTGCCGGAGACCTTCTGTGCGTGGGGACGGCGCACGAACGTGTACGCGAAGTACCCGTAGACGACGAGCAGGACATCGAGGCTTGCGGCCTTGGTCTGCTCGGCGCGGATGAGCATCGGCGCCTGCGGGTCCTCCCACAGGTGGCACTCGGACTTGGCCGCGAAGTAGATCTCGTCCTCATTCATGCCCACCCCGAGGTTCGCGGCGATGTTGTTGTCGACGATCACGGGGACACCGGACGGCAGGACGCCGCGGAACCCGGACCCGTAGGTCGTGGCGTTGACCAGACCGCCCTGCTGGGCGGCGAGACCGGCCTGGCCGAACATCGGCCACGTCGACGTGAGCTGGGACTGCAGCCAGTACCAGCGGCGCGAGTGCATGGCGGCGAACGTGTCACCGATCGCCTGGTCGAGGAGCGCTGCCTCGACCGCGGCCGGGGCGGCGAGGAGCTTCGGGTACAGCTCCGGCGCCGTCGGGGTCGCGTCCGTGTAGGTGATCGCGGTCGCGACGTTCGTCAGACCGTTGACCGCCTGGTTGAGCAGCTTCCCGTCGAGTGCCGTGCCGTAGCCACGGAAGAGGTCGTCGAAGACCGTGCCATCGACGCCGACGCCACGCTCGATCGCCTGGCGGGACAGCGTCTGCTGACCACCTGCCGTCTGCACGTTGATCGTCAGCAGGGTGTCGTCGATGTCGGTCTCCGACACCGCCGCGTGCTCAGCCGACTGCAGGTCCACCGAGGTGGACGTCGTGACCCTGCCGATCGAGACGGTCATGCCGTCCGGCGGCAGGGGGTGCGGACGGCACGCGTCCGCGAACGGGCGCCCGGCCGTGGCAGCCGGTGCGTACAGGTCCGTCAGGTACTGCGGGACCACGAGACCCGAGAAGGCGCCCGTGCCTACAGCACGCTGGAGGTACTCGGCACGCTCGACGCGCTCTTCAGCCATGTGGCGGGAGATCCGAGACGTCGCCTCGGGGTCGTTGTGGCGGAACTGCCGGGCGACGTCGAGCAGGAACTGCTTGCCGTCGCGGTCGACGTCCGGGCTGTAGGTGCGCTTCTCCTGGCCCACACGTGCGACGTGGTCGTATGCGCGGGAGTCCGCCCCTGGGGTCACCTCGCGGGCGAGCCGGCCGGCGGCGTCGTCCTTCGCGAGCTCGAGCTCGAGGTCCGCGGCGCGGGCATTGAGCTGGTCGACCTCGGAGTCGATGGCGTCCTTCGCCGAACGGATCTCGGCGACCTTCGCCTCGTCGACGTCGGTGGCGGAACGAAGAGGCTCGAGGTCCTTCGCGTACTGGTTGCGCTGGCCGAGCTTCGTGGCGATCTGCGCACGAAGCTGAGCGATGAGCTGGGCGAGCGTCATGATGACGCACTCCTATCTCCCCGTGAGGGGCTCAGGTTCGATGTGGTCGCCCTAGCGGGCAGCAGGCGGTGCATCCCAGGCCAGACGATGGTGCGGCGCGGGTGTCCTTACGCGGAGCTGCAGGGATGGTGCGCGTCTCAGGCGAGACGCAACCGCACGTCGTCGTCGGTGATGACGGCGCGGGCGGTCAGGGAGGGTGCGGCCGGGGTGAACCGGACGCGGAGCGCGTCGGTCAGGGAGGGTGCGGCCGGGGTGAACCGGACGCGGAGCGAGTCGAGAACCTCGCGGGCGCGATCGTCGTCGAGGGCGCGGATCATCTCATCGAGGTCGAGACCACGGATGCCTGCGCCGGCGGTGGCGGGGTTCGCGCCGAAGCCGACGATCGCGACGTCGCCGCGGTGGATGTCGATCTGTTCGATGTGGTACTCGGTCCAGTCCGGGGACCAGGAACCCGACGTGATGCGGAACTTGAACGACATCTCGTCGACCAGGCCGGCGCGGAGCTTCGGGAGGATGTACTGCACGTCGACGTCTGCCGTGTCGAGCGTGGCGAGCGTGTGCAGGCCGGTCGTGTCCTCGGTCAGCGTCAGGGTGCCGTTCGTCGTCCGGGCGATCCGCCGGAGGTCCATGTGCTGCAGCACGAGGGGCACGTCGAGGCCGGCCTGGGCGAGAGTGGTCGTGAAGGCGCCGGGCGTGACCTGCTCGGTGTACGGGCCGAAGACGTCCCACATCTCGTAGGGGTGAGCGGTCACCGAGGCGTACCCGTCGAACTCGACGGTCTTCCCGTCAGCGGAGGCGCGCAGGTCGAGATCCCGGAGGCGCGCGGAGACGCGCGGCAACGATCCGGGCTCCTCCGCACAGCGACGTTGCGACGGACGGTCAGCGAGCGCCGCGACCCTCGCGGAGCGGGCCTCTGCGGCGGCGCGCATGGTGATGGTCACGATGTCCCTCCCGGGGTGATCTGAGCGATGGGGCGGTCGTTGAGGATCTGGAGGTCGTGCATCTCGGAGATCTGCGCGGGCGTGAACGGCGGCAGGTTGTCCAGTGCGCGGGCCTCGGACGGTGCGCGGAGCTTCGCCTGCACCTGTGCGATGAGGATCGCCGAGCGTTGCTGCGGATCCATGCGCAAGAGCGCGTCGGTGTTGAGCTTGACGAACCGCGGGCGCGCCGTGATTCGGGACAGTGCCCCCTCGCGGCGCACGATCGGGGCGTTGAGGTTGGTCGTGAGGAGCTGCAGGTTCCGCTGGGTGATGTTCGCGTAGGTCACCGCGGAGCCGGAGACGGGTGCGTCGATCATGTCGCCAGGGACACCCATGAATCGGCAGATGTCGGAGATCCCGTAGTTCAGCTGGTCGAGGAACGCCGCCTCGGATGCCTTCGACCCGATCTCGGTGTAGGTCCAGTCCTTGCCGGTGACGAACGGCTCGCCGGTACGCGTCGACGCCAGGAACCGCCGCTTGTGCAGCTCGGCCTCCTCGGCCTTCAGCTCGCCCTTCTCGAACTTCAGGACACCCGACGGGGTGGCACCACCCTCGAACCAGTCGAGCGCGAACGTCTGCGCCGAGAGGTAGCTACCGATCGACCACGCCGCGTAGGCGATCGGCGAGAGACCGACGTGCAGACCCGGCACCGTGTACTGCCGCTCGTGCCAGACGTCGCGCGGCTGGTAGGTCTTCGATCCCAGCCTGTACTCGGCGATCACGCCCGCCTTGACGACCACGGCGACGTCCTCTGCCGGCACCAGATCAATCCGCGACGGCAGTCCG